TTATAATCAATAATAACTGCAAGGGATGCTCCAACCTCTTTCATAGCTTTTATAAAATCAGCTCTTAATTGAGAAATAGCAGTATACATTTCATTATTATCATCTCTAAAATTATAATCTCTATAAGTATCGTCTGCTGCTTCATCTCCCATCTTTTCTAAATGATCATCCATAGCTTCTACTATACTATTCATTGTTTCCATTACTTCATTATAACTTGTATAACTAGATCTAATAGCAACTCTACAAGCCATGATCAATGCTAAATTTCTAATTAAATTTATCATATAAATTCTGTTTAAAGACTGTCTAGCTCTATTATCCGTAGTTACATCTATATCTTCTAACTGACCACCATATGTACTAGGATTCGTTGCTGTAATAGATTCACCATATCTATTCATAGCAACCAACGCAGTAACAGCAGAAGTTCCTAAATTAGAAGGCAATGGATCTACTGGCAAACTAACAGAATCATCTTTATATTCATTACTCCATACTCCCAATACTCCTCCAGTTACAGGCTCTTCTACTCCTATTAGATATAGAAAAGAATTTATACTTGAATTTATCATAGTAGCACAGGTAGAGGGAGTGTTAAGAATATCATTTATATTTGTCACATTTGTAGACAAAATCCCAAGAGCATCAGACATAGTAGAAGACAAAGATCCTTTAACTGCTATAACTGATTTTTTATTCATAGATATAAATTCAGTAGCATCCGATATAATACCTTCTCTAGAAAATCCTAAGTTTGGTATTTCAAAATTTTCTACGAAACAGTCACATGACTGATCACGAGACTTGTCTGCAGATTCATCTACAGTCCCAATATAATCAACCGAACTGATAAATCCAACATCTTCACCAGTACGAACAAATGTCATATCAAAAATAGCTATACCACCACGATCAAAATTCTCTCTAATCCTAGCTTTTCCAATTAAAGCAACCATTTGAGAACCTAAGAATGGATGAACCAACGTCCCAGGACCTTCCTGTCTTAAAGCATCTATTAGCTCATCTCGTTCATCAAAATAGTTATGTGCATTTTCCATATTTTGAACTACATATCCTGTTATGGTAAATTCATCAGTATCTTGACATATATCTTCAACATAAGGAGTATCTATACCAGGAAATTGATGTACAATATTACATCTACCAATACTTACCTCAGATAATTGAACCTTAAATGGAACTCCTCTGAAACTAGCATCTTGTAAACTATCCCTCCAACTCATTTTATGGTATACCTCCCAAGTTCTGACCTACATAACCATCAGTACTTAAATTTACTTTAGCATCACCCTTCTTCCTATTTACACCTTCCATAGTAACTGAAGATCCTGCATCTGTAGTCACTTTTAAATTTATATCCGTTTCTGATTTATTAATTACTGATCCTCCCATAGCTTTGATCTCTGCTTCAGATATTTTAAAACCTTTTCCAAGAGACATCGGTTTTGTTCCCATAGGAGCTACACCAGCTTCTGTCATTCTTGCAGTAGCTTGTAATTTCTGTCCTCTAGCTGCTGCTTGTGCGACAGATTCTTTTACTCCTTCTTTAGTTTGAGTACTCCATTTCTTATCAAATGGTTTTAATTCATTTCTAAAATGTCTTACTGCTAAATACAATGCAGTTATTGATCCAGCAATCGCAAGTACAGCAAGTGCTATTGGATTCGATGCTATAGAAAATAGAAAAGGTAACTTTCCAACTACAATAGATAATGTCCCTAATGCTTTGGATACCGGACCTATTGCAGCTGCTATTGCTAATAAAGAAATTACAGTTTTTTGCTTACCAGTACTAAGCTCTCTAAATCCCTCTAATACTGGAGTCATATCTTCTAATATACTTGAAAATGCAGGAGCAAGTATATCTCCCGCACTTTGTCTAAATACTTGAAACTGAGATTTAAATTGTTTCCATGTATGAGCATTCTTTCCAATACCTTCTGTCTGTCGTTTAAAAGCTTCATCCGTAGCTCCAATTGCATTTACCATCTCTTTTTGTTTTGATATAAAATCTTTATGCTGTGCTCCAGTTAAAGCAAAAGCTGCCAATAGAGCCTCTTTCCTTCCACCTAAGACTTCTGTAAATAATTCTTCATTACCTTTTACAACATCTATTAACATTCTAAGAGTATTAACGATACCTTCTTTCTTTGTCATTTCTATAGAATTTTTATGCATCGTTCCAAACTTCTCATTTATAGCTTTAATGGCTGCTGGCATCTTTCCACTCGGTTTTAATAAAGATGTTAAAACAGCTGCTAACTGAGTAGATACCTCAGCAGTATTTCCCGTAACACCTGTCAAAGCAGCAAAACCTGCAAACATTTCTTCTTGAGTAATATTCAACTTAGAAGCTAACGGAGCTACTTTACCAATAGATGCCGCCAATTCTGGAAACGTCGTGGCTCCTAACCTTACTGTCGTAAAGGCAAGATCTGATGTATGCTTTACAGCCTCTGCAGTAGTATCTCCATATGCCTTAGTTACACCAGATGTCAAATTTATAGCTTCCTTAGTCGTTGCAATTCCAGCAGTCGCTGCCTTTGCATTTAAACTTAAAAGCTTCATAGATTCGGCTCCATCCCCAAATACTGATATGACCTGATATAAACCTCCTGCCATATCATCAGTAGATTTTCCAAATTCTATTGCCATATTCTGAACTTCTTTTTTCATACCCTTGATCCTAGATCCAATAGACTCTGTGCTACCTGATAGAAGCGTAGATACATTTGCCATAGCAGTATTAAGATCACCTGCTGCTTTAAGAGAAAATGTTCCAAATGCAGTAAGAGGGAGTGTTACCCTAGTAGACATCCAATTACCTATCTTTGAAAAAGTAGTTCCTAGTTTTAAAGCCCTAGAAGTTATTGATTTAAAAGTATCCTCAAAAGATTTTTTCATTTCTTTATTTTCTCTAGTAATCTTTCTTATAGGACTCTTTAAAGAATTTAAACTTCTAGTAACTTTCTTTAGAGGTTGGGTAACCTTATCTATTGCTCCCAATAATATACTAATACTAAAATCAGCCATTGTTTCTTTTTTCCTTTATCCAATTAAATCCTGTAATCCAGAATCGCAAATCATTCATATACATTTCGCATATGTCCCTATCAGGAAAGTTAAAATGGTCTGCTATGACCCACATCATTTCTTTCCAATTTATAGGGACTTCGGTAAGAAAGGGACTAATGCCCTTGACACTTTATCTATTTCTCTCAAGTCAATTTGATCAGCTACCTCTACTGGGATGTCAGCGGAATACGCTGCAAGGGGAATTATAGCACTTGGATGCAAATCTCCATTATTTAGAAATGATCCTTCAGGAAGTGCTCTTAAGTGTTTTCCTTGTAATCTTTTTAATACTAATTTTTTTACTTCTACTTTTTCAATTCTTGGTCTATTGTTTTCTATTACTGTTCTTTCCATCTCTAAAGGATAATCTAATGTTATAGAAACTGTATAATCCTTGGGTAATGTCTTTGGAGCCTCTTGCTCTTGCTCTTGCTCCTGTTCTTGATCTTTTTTTATTTCCTGATTTTCCATTTTAATTTACCTTTTAAATACATCAGAGCGGGAGGAATTGCACCTCCGCATTCTGGCTTCAATCAAAACCAGAGTTCTCCTACTGAACTACGCTCTGACTTTGATTTAACCTAACTTTTGCTATATATACGTCTATTCCATTTACTCTTCATCCATTTTCTTATGTATATTCTGTTTTTCATATTTTAACTTTCTGCAAGTTTTTTTAATCATATGATATTTAGTATATGTTCCATATCTATAGTAATTTTTAAAAGTCTTTCTTAACTGTCTAGGTTTCATATCATATCCCATCTAATTTCACGACTCAACGATCCAGATTAGAGATGAAACTGGCTTGAGTATATAATTACCCTTTACCAGTTTCCATATCTAAATTTACTTAATTGAGTAGATCATTTTATGAAGTAACTGTCGTCTCTGTCCAATACGGTCCTTCAAACACTACAGTCGTTTCACCTTCACCGCCTGTCAAAGTCATATTTCCTAAACAGGTAACACCATCCATTGTATAGGTTTTTCCGGTTCCTCCAGCCCTTCTAAATATTATAGTACCGTCTCCATTGATTCTTGCCAATGTATCCAGTAATATATCCGACCTGTCTGTTATGGTTACTTCGCATCTACCAGTAATAGGTCTCTCCACGTAACCATGTATTCCGGTAGGTCCTACAATAGCTTCCCTCTCAAATGCAGGTTCTCCACTTATACCAAGACCACTTGCAGTAGCTCCAGCCTTATTTAATAATGTCAATCCATTTACGATTATTTCCACTCGTCCTGTAATTTCTGCCATTTATATTACCTCCCTTCCTTATAATATGAACTGTACTAGACCAGCTAGTACTCTAAATTGATTAATCAAATCAGGAGGTAACAATACATTCACTCTATTTCGATCTGTCACATCTCGCTCTACTACTAAGTTTTCAATAAAATCATCTAGGTTCTCGATATATCCTTTATCTCTTAAGAGAGTAAACAAAGCAATTGTTTCCTGTTTTATCATACTCGGTGTTGCTACATAAGTTCCAGGTTGAACTGGAAATCCATCATCTGCTAATTTAAATCTCGGTGCGAGAAATCGTGTACTCATTCTACTTACCCACTGATCTCGTATTTCTCCAAGAGTAGCCATAGTATTTACATCCAAAAATGTAGGATCAGATATACCGAGTGCATTAGTCTGATATGTGGTAATACATCGTTCTATCTGAATCTTCCCACCATCACTAACTTTAAAAGTAGAAATACCATCATAAAGTAAAACATCTCGTTCTGCCCTTGTAACCCTACTTTCAACTGGAGGAGGAAGAATACCATCCAACTCTAAATAATGAAGCGGTCTTGCAGGATCCTGATTCAAATACTTAGCTCCCTTAGCACCCCATGCAGCAGCCCACTCTTCTGGAGACGTAGGACTATCGTACATACCAATAATAGTATTATAAGGTGAGTTCCTACTATTTCCCAAAGTAGTACAGCTTGCATTTGTTCCTCTAACACATGTAAATCCATGTCCTTGCTTTTGTTCTAATGGACCAAATCTATCTTCTAATTCATCTTCTAATTCTGTTAGGTTCGCACTATCAATATAAGGTTGTATAATATAATTAAACCTTTCATCATCAATAGCTGCCCATACATCAGCCAAATCAGTAGTTCCAGCTCCATCAGCAAATCCAGTAATCTGTACAGAATCTCCACCAGAGAACGCAGCTGGCATTGATTGCCATGTATAATAATTGTCCCTTACATCTAAATAATTTCCTTGAGTTCCACTACATACTGCAATTAAATTTACAGCAGAAGTAGCATTTGTACTTGCCGTACATGGTAAAGTTGAATCCGCATTCACATAATCTACTATAATACTATTCACATCAGTCGTACTCCAAGCTGATGTCATAGGTACTTGCACATCTATTCCATCAATCATCAAATAATAAGTTCCAGCTCCAGCAGTAGAAAATCCATTTGCAGATAAAGCTACAGATGTTTGTAAAGTCGCAGAAGCTTTATCAGTTCCACCACTTACAGCCATTGCATATAATTCCGTATTAGGATTATTTTGCTTAAATGCTTTACACATCCTAGCTATCTCGGAACCATTACCAAAATATCCCTCTGCCATATTATCTTGAGAAATTGCTACTAATGTCCAATAGTCTTTTTCACCTACAACAGCTCCACCACTGTCCAAAGCATTTCCCAAAATTAAAGCTTTATGAGGATTAGCATATAATCCCTTTAATGCTCTTGATCCATCAATTTCAGCATGTACTCCCGGAGTTCTTATTGTATCGGGAATATTCGCTATAGTTATTGCCATAATTATTTCCTCCTTTTACTGTTTTTCGTCTCCTTCACTGTCTCTATCTCAGGTTTAGCAACAGGAGCCTCTCCTAAGGTAACATCTCCACAAATAAGTCTCCGTCTCCAATATCGTCCTTCTGGACCAGTCCAAGGCTTATACATACCCTGTTCTGGAAGAGGAGTCTTTGTTCTTGGATCCCTCACTAATAGTCCTTTTCTAGGAACGATCCATTTACTATAATCAACCATTTTTATTCTCCTTTTTTCTTAATAGTGCTTTGAATTCTATCCCCTCTAGAAGGATGCATTTGTTATTAGGAATATGTTTTTTGAACTGAGTTTCTACTCTTTTCTCATCTTCTAATTTCATTATTTCATTTGTATGAAATATTAAAATATCACCTTCCCTCAAATCTATTACCTTTCCGGATTTTAATATTGTAATTAAATCAAAGTCTTTTAAATCTTTTAACTTTTCCATTTTATTTTATCCTGTATATGTATCAAATATTACATTAAAAGCACTACTAAATGCACCAGCATCCGGGTCTTCCGTTAAATCGATCTGATCTTCTGCATCCGCCGTAAACGACGTTAGAAGCAACGGTTCAGAAATAGGTATGTTAATATCCGGGGACAAGACCCATTGTCCATATATTGTATTAAAATAATCCAAATCTTCTTGGACTATACCATCGTCATCATCTATTCTAATCACATAACTAAATGTAAATTCATACCATAGCCATGCGGGAGTTATATCCATTACTTTTCCACCAGCATAAGAAATAGGATGTTCAGCTCCAGTCGGTAACCATCCTAGTATAGCAGTCCAAAATTCAGCTCTGATATTATGCAATCTATTATAAGCTAACATCCCTAATTTATCTTGAACAGAAGTATCATTCTTTATAGCTACGACTATACTGAATTTCTCTGTTATTTGCTGATTAATCCCGAAGTCGTTTTTCTGTGGACTAGCTGTATCATTATAAGGTATAACAAATGCCATTTCCTGCATCAGTGTATTTTTTAAAGCAATAGCAAATTCTACAGCTCCACCGATTAAACTTTCAAAGGAAGTATTCGCTGCTCTTAATTTCAAAATTATTTCTGTCAATAACATCTAAGCACCTCTCACTGAATTTCTTATTGCATTCATTATCCTACTTTTCATATTATATTCCATATTATCAATTGCAGGTTGTATATATGGTCTAGGTAACATTCGCGGTGTACCTTCCTCTAAATATCTAGGATAATCTGGATCCTTAATTATATTTCCTACTTCCACTGATAAGTGGACAGAATCTATATCTAACTCGAATCCACCAATTAAACCACCATCCATCCTTCTTGGAGGATTATAAGGAGATGATGCTGTATGATATCCTACTCCACGTTTATACTTTCGTCCTGTAGCAGGGGAGTTTTCCATCGAAGTAATCATTTCATTTTTTAAATCATTTGCTATATTTACCAATTCTATTAATACATTATCTTTAGCTTGTCCAGGGATATCTTCAAATTTTACTAGTATCTTCTCAAAATTTGGTATTTCTACCTTCATTTCCATAATCTATCCCTCCTCGTAGACTACTTGATAATGTACTGCTCCTCCTGTCGGTATTGTCAGTTCTATATAAATTCCCATAGTACACTCTATTGCAGGATCATAGCTTAATGTCCATATATCGTTTGATGCCTTCCTTTTAAGTACCATATCAGGAAGAGAGATTAAACGACCAGTATTATCCGTTCCATCATATATATTTACTATCACATTTTTAATTCTATTTGTTCTAACTATTATTCCTCCAAAAGCACAAAGACCTGTATGTATTAAAGCACTTTCTGTCTTAACATCACTTATAGTCTGCGTCCTAGTAGGAATTGTATTCCCTCCAAAAACTGTTAATCCCATCTATTATTCTCCCTCTATAAAGAAAATCCAGAACCGAACTCTTCCAATTCAGTTGCTGATATTGTTACAAATTCTTTTCTTTCGTCCTGCGGTCCAGCTCCTACAATTCGGAATAATCGACCTTTCGCCTCTGACAGTCCATAGTACACATCATAACAAGTATTAAATGCTTTACTAAATGGACCCTCCCAATCTAACTCATCACTATTCATTGCATGTTCCATAAAAAGAAAATAGTTTGCTTTTAATTTTATTAAGTCCTCGACAGAATTAAATGATTTGGTAAATCCAGCTCCAAAGGAAAGATTAATTCCTAATAATGCTTCCCATCTCATAGTAAAGAAATGCGTAATACTATCATCTATCGTGACATTCCGTACATATTTAGGAACACTATATTTATATCCTGAAGGTTTTACTTCTGACCATACCGTTGCTAGTTTTTCATATCCTCTATCAAAACCTCCAGTAGTACTATTTGGAGTTTGTACAGGTATCCTTATTTGTACTCTTTCCTTTAATTTCGGTGCTTTCCAAGCCATACCATCGACTCCTTATATTCTATCCATTCTATAAAATCTTACCATTTTCTTCACATCATCCGGAGGTTCCGCTGTCGTTATTCTATCTTCATAAAATAATGTAGTCCACAATTTTATTCCCTCTCTTATTAGCTGAGGAACATCACTAGCAGCAGTCCCATATCCAGCAGTATATGTAATTTTGTAACCTCCATGATATCTGTCAGTATTATAAGGTGCTGTTACTCCATTCTTTAAAACAAGTTCTCCAGGAATACTATTTGTATGCACATAATAATTATCACTATCGTATGTAGTTTCCGTATCGTCCTCGTCTATTGTTACTACACTTGTAACAGAGATAAGTGGAGGCATAGGAAGCTGTATTACTTCACTCGGCCAAAAATCCATTGAGATCGCCCAAGTCTGAGAGATCAGTGCCCTCCGTAAATACAATTCCATTTGCCCCCTGATAGCCTTTATAAATCCCTCTAACAGATCATCTTCGGCAGTCCCACTTAATCGTGCAAATGTTTTTAATTCATTCACAGT